AGGATTTCAACGTTCTTATTATTGCGAACAAACAAGATGTAGCAAAGAACTTAGTATTAAAAGTTAGAACGATGAATCAACTTTTGCCGGTATGGTTAAGAGTTGCAGAATCGGAAGATAACAAACTCTCCCTTAGATTAAAAAATGGTTCACAAGTAAAAGCAGTATCTTCAAAACCTGACTCTGGTCGTTCTGAAGCCTTATCCCTTTTAGTATTTGATGAAGCAGCCTTTATTGATTACATTGATGAAATATGGACTGGTACTCAATTGACGTTGGCTACCGGTGGTGACTGTATTGCGTTATCTACTCCGAATGGTGTGGGTAATTGGTTTCATAGAATGTGGGTAGGTTCAGAAAATGGTGAAAATTTATTCAATCCTATTAAACTTCACTGGACGGTACATCCTGATAGAGAACAAGATTGGAGAGATGAACAAACGCAACAATTAGGTGAAAAACAAGCAGCACAAGAGTGTGATTGTGATTTCATTTCTTCCGGTGATAATGTAATTGATGGTGACCTTTTAATATGGTATAGTGAAAACAACGTATGTGACCCAATTGAAAAGACCGGGTTTGATAATAATATATGGTTATGGAAAAAACCAGATTACAATCGTTCATATGTAGTAACCGCCGATGTAAGTAGAGGTGATGGAAACGATTATTCTGCATTCCACATCATAGATATTGAAAGTATGGAACAAGTTGCCGAATATAAAGGTAAAGTAGAACCAACTGATTTTGGTAATATGTTAATTAGTATAGCAACTGATTACAACGATGCATTACTGATTGTAGATAATGCAAACATCGGGTGGGCAACAATACAACAAATATTAGATAGAGATTATAAGAATTTATTTTGGAGCAATAAAGATGTTCAATACGTTGATGTGAATACACAATGGACTAACAAATATTATAGAGAACAAAAACAAATGATTCCTGGTTTTACAATTTCATCTAAAACAAGACCTATGATTGTTTCTAAGATTGACCAATATATGAAAGATAAATCAGTTATAATACACTCTAAGAGAACGATAGATGAGTTATTTACTTTCATTTGGAGTAATGGTAGAGCAGAAGCAGCAAGAGGTTATAATGATGATCTTACAATGGCATTGGGTATTGGATTATGGGTTAGAGATACGGCATTAAGATTAAGAAACGAAAGAGGTTCATTGGCACAAAGTGCATTAAATGGATTTGTTAAAACAGAATATAGTCCAGTTTATACACAACGAGATTTAAGAGAAGATCCGTATAGAATGAATACAGGTAAAGATGAGTTTGAAGATTTAAGGTGGTTAATTAAATAATTATGATTTCTAATTTAAAATGTGATATTGAAATTAAAATTCAAGACACTCAAAAATTTGAATTATTTTTAAAAGATAACATTATTAGGTTAAACGAATTAATATTTGTATGTGATGGTATACAATATGGATATTGGCCACCATTTATTTTAGAATGGAATGTACTCAATGAAAATTACTATGAATCAAAATTAGTTTTATTTTTTGAAAAAATATTTGAAAAATATGGAACTAATGCATATTTTTTATATGAAAGTTCCAATGAAGCATTTAATTTTGAAGCAAGAACAACGGAAGGTAAATTAAGTGTAATGAATAGTATTAGGTTTATATTTGAAAAATATAAAGTTAATTTAAAACAATTCATATATTTTTCCGGTGATATGAATACTGAAAATAAAACATTTGACTTTACACAATTGTACGCATTATTTATGTTTCATCATAACAATTTTGAACCAATACAATGGAATCCAATATTGTTTGATAAAAAATTTTTATTTTTAAATAATCAACCAAAAGAAGAAAGGTATTTACTTTACAAAAATTTAAAAGAAAATAATATATTAAATGATAGTTTTTATTCATTTAATGCATGTGGTAATCCAAAATATTCAGAATCTATATCTTTAGAAAATACAATAATTGGTGATGAAAAATGGAATGATTTATCGTATTATTATAACAAATCATTTTGTTCTATTATAACTGAATCAGCTTATTTTTCAAATAAAGAAATTGGAGCATGTTATAATTCAATTTCTATAACTGAAAAAACAGCAAGAGCATTATGTAATTTACATCCATTTATAATTGTAAGTGGTAAAGGTTCATTAAAATTTTTAAAATCAATTGGTATTCAAACATTTTCTGATTTTTGGGATGAGAGTTACGATGATGAAAGTGATGATTATAAAAGATTAGAAAAAATATTAAGTACAATTAAATACATACAATCACTAGATTACGATAAATTAAATAATATATATTTATATATGAAGGATAGATTAATTAATAATAGAGATATATTTATAAAATTTAAAAATAAAAAATATAATCATCAATACTTTTTTCCTAAAGAATTTAAAAATATAAATGCATTTTTATGAATTTAGAATTAATAGTTGATGAGCATGCAACTAATCATATTAAAAATTATTTAAAATTTGGAATAGTAGATTTAATTTCAATTAAATGTAATATAAATGGAAAAATAGAAAGTAATATTTTAATTAATTGTAATGAAATAGGAGAAAATTCAACCGAATTAATAGAATTATATTTTACAAAATTGTTTGAAACATATGGAAAAGAAGTATACTATTATTATAATTTAGAAAATGAAGCTTGGAGATTTGATCATAAAATTATTGAAGATACCGGTGATAATATTATGGATATAATTTCAAATACATTTGCAAAACATAATGTAGATATTAAATATTTTTTATATCATAATTCTAATGTTTCTAATAATCAAACAACCAAATATGGATATACTAAATTAAATTCAATGGGTATATGGCATACACATTATGTTGATTATTTGGGAATTAAAATATTAAATAAAACAATTCAAAAAAAATTTCTATTCTTAAATAGAATCGCAAAAAAAGAAAGATATTTTTTATATGAAAAATTTAATGAATTAAATATTTTAGATGAAATGTTATATAGTATAAATGCAATTAACGATGCAAAATATCCTATATCAGTTTCACTTGATTCAAATTCACATTTTGCATTATTAAATCAAGATTTTTATAATAGTGTGTTTTGTAATATAATAACAGAATCAGAATTTTATACAACAGAAAATTTAAATGTAAAAGATGCAATATTTTTTACTGAAAAAACAGGAAAATGTATAGCAATGGGATTACCATTTGTTATGGTTAATGGACATGGTAGTATTGCTAAATTAAAAGAATTAGGATTTAAAACATTTGATAAATGGTGGGATGAGAGTTATGATGATGAATCAGATGAAATGTGTAGATTAAATAAAATAGTAAATACAATAGTTCAAATAAATAAGTGGAGTATCACAGAATTACAAACAATTTATGATGAAATGAAACCAATATTAGAACATAATTTGTTATTATACAATAAATTTACTAACAAAAAATATAATAGACAATTGTTTTTTCCTAAACCATTTAGTGATTACAATTGTTTTTATTGATATTTATATATTGTATAACGAGGAAAATATAATGAAGAAAAATTTTTTATATGAATTTTTTGGTTTATCTTTAAGTAAATCAAGTCACACTATGGCCGATGGTCAAAAAATAGAATTAGGTAAAGTATATTCTAACCCATTTGCAACAGCATTTAGTAAGATAAAAGAAGATATCGATGATGATGATATTGATGAATATGATGTAGATGAGGATGATATAGAAGAAATGGAAGATTTTATAGCTTTTCTTAAAACTAAAGTTAAAGAAAAAGAAATGTATAATGAATCTACATTAGAAGAAGCAGAATATCAAGGTAGAACCGTTAAATTGGGTAAACCAACTGCAGGTGATGTTAAGAAGTTTAAAGTGTATGTAAAGAATCCAGCTGGTAAAGTTGTTAAAGTAAACTTTGGACATGGTGGAACATCCGCAGCGGCTAAGGGTGAAAAAACAATGAGAATAAGAAAATCTAATCCGAAAGCGAGAAAATCGTTTAGAGCTAGACATAATTGTGATAATCCAGGACCTAGAACAAAAGCAAGATACTGGTCTTGTAGAAAATGGTAATATAAAATAATATGGCAGATACTTCATTTTACGGCAGGTTAAAGAAATTATTTTCAACAGCGGTTATCGTAAGAAATCAAGGTGGAAAGTTAAAGGTAATTGATTACGATGAAACACAAGCAATAGCTACCAATCTTAGAGATAGGTATATGAGATTGCATTCATCAGCAATGAACAATACTTTTGAAAACTATTTGGCTTATCAACAAATAAGACAAGAATTGTTCAGAGATTATGATTCAATGGACCAGGATCCAATCATAACATCTGCATTAGATATTTACGCAGATGAATCAACAAGTAGAAATGAATATGGTAGAATTGTAGAAATTAAAACTAACAATGACCATATTAAAGATATCCTAACTAACTTATTTTATGATGTTGTAAATGTAGAATTCAATTTATGGCCTTGGGTTAGAAATATGGTTAAGTATGGTGATTTCTTTTTACACTTAGAGATTGCAGAAAACTTGGGTATAGTGGGGGTTCAACCATTATCCGCATATGAAATTACGAGAGTAGAAGGATTTGACCCAAACAATTGGCAGGCTGTAAAATTTGTTCACACGCCGTTAGCAACTAAATCACTATTCGTAGCAGGACAAAAAACTGAATACGAAAACTATGAGATTGCACATTTTAGATTATTATCAGATACAAATTTCTTACCTTACGGAAAATCAATATTAGAAGGTGCTAGAAGATTATGGAAACAATTATCATTGATGGAAGATGCAATGATTATCCATAGAATTGTAAGAGCTCCACAAAAAAGAATATTTAAAATTGATGTAGGTGGTATTGCTCCAAATGAGGTAGACCAATACATTCAAAGAATTATAAATAAATCAAAGAAAACTCCATATGTGAACGCAGATACTGGTGAGTATAACTTAAAGTATAACGTTCAGAATTTAATGGAAGATTTCTATTTACCGGTTAGAGGTAATGATAGTGGTACTGAAATCACAAACTTAGATGGTTTAGAGTACGCACCAATGGAAGATATCGATTACTTAAAGAATAAGATGTTTGCAGCATTAAAGATACCTAAACAACATTTGGGGTATTTAGAAGATGGTAATTCAAAAGCTACATTGGCTGCAATGGATATGAGATTTGCAAAAACAATTGAAAGATTACAAAGAATTGTAGTTGATGGATTAGAAAAGATTGCAATTGCTCACTTATACTCACAGGGTATTGATGATAGTGAATTAACAAATTTTGAGCTAGAATTAACACTACCATCATTAATATACGAACAAGAAAAAGTTAATCTTTGGACAATGAAAATGGAATTGATTCAAAAAATGGACCAATTAAAAGTAATTTCTAAAGAATGGATGTATAAGAATATACTTAATTTTAGTTACGAAGAAGCAGCTTTACAAGTTGAAGGATTAAAGAAAGATGCAATGCTTACTTTTAAACTTACTAATTTAGAAACAACCGGTAATGAAAAACCACAAGAACAACAAAGTGCATTAGGACAACAACCACCATTAGGAAGTGATGAAAATGGAGAACCTATGGATACAGATGAACCACCAATTGAAGGTGATGAACAACCACAGGAAGAACCAACACCAAACGGACAACCATTAAATGTTGAAGACCAAATCCAAAAATTAAAATCACAATTAGGTGGTGAAGATGAAGATGAAGAACAACCACAACAAGAAGCAAAAGCAGTGGGTAGACCAAAGGAATATTCAACGCGTGGTAAAGATAAATCTCCATTTGGTAGAGATGTAACTGGAAGTAAAGACTTAAAAAATCAATATAAAAACGAAAGTTTTATAGATATGTTAAGAAAAAACATAATTAGAGGTGGTTCAAAGATAATAAATGAAGGAAAATCTATGTTAGATGAACAAAATATCATAGAAAACTAACTCTTATTATAACACCTTATATTTATAAATGGAATAATGTATATAAATGAAACAAATTAAACATTCAAAGTTCAGAAACACAGGCTTTTTATTTGAATTGCTAGTGAGACAAGTAACCTCTGATATCCTTAACAATAGAAAGGGTATAGCAGAAGGATTATTAAAAAAATACTTTAACTCTAAGACAGAATTGTCCAATGAGTTGAAACTATATCAATTTATTGTATCAGAAAGATATAATAGTGAAAACAGAGCAGAACGTTTTGTTGATGCTGTTGTTGAAAGTAGAGCTAAATTAGATGAAAAGAAAATTTTAAAAGAAAAATATAATTTAATTAAAGAAATTAAAGATAATTACGCAATTGAAGATTTCTTACGTTCTCAAATACCTAACTATAAAGTGTTAGCATCTGTATATAAAATATTTGAATACAAAGTAAATGTTGATCAAAACTACGACCCTAAAGATTTCGTAAATACAAAATATACATTAGTTGAACATTTGATTGGCAAAACACCATCAAATAAAACATTAGCAGAAACTACAATACATACGGATTTAAAGAAAGAAGATAAAGAAATTCAATTACTTTCTTATAAAATGTTAGTAGATAGTTTTAATAAAAAATATAATAATCTTAATGATAAACAAAAAGGTTTATTAAAAGAATATATAAACTCTTATACTAACTCTGATAATTTAAAAAATCATGTAGTTGGTGAAGTTAAATCATTAATAAAAGAATTCAAAAGAATTTCTTCTAAAATTAATGATAAGGTTACAAAAATCAAATTAGCAGAAACAATGAATCAGTTATCAAAAATTGGTAATTCACAAAAAATAAAAGACAATCATATCACATCTTTGATTATGTGTTATGAATTGGAAAAGGAATTGAGCGATGTTCAAAAAGGAATTATCTAAAGAAGATATCACTAAATTAAAAGAAACGATTCGTACTAAACTTAGAGAGAAAAAAATCGAAGAGGATAATACTACGGCATCGGCTGACGGATACAATACCCCATTTGCATTTGGTAAAGATACTAAAGGTGATATCAAACGTAAAGTTAAATCATCAGGTGAGGGATTTGAATTTGCTAAGAGTATAGATGAAAATCGTTGGTTAGATTTAAAAAGAGATGAAACTAGAACTCCATCTCAAAAAGTATCACATGGTATTAGAGAAGTTAAAAATCAATTAGCAGAAATTGAAAGATTTGTTAATTGGTACAATAGATTAAGAAGTGAAAACAACTTAGGTAAAAATGATTTCTTTAAAAGAACCAATACAAATATTTATAGAATTAAAGAAAGAATCATTAAGATTGCAAGTTCTATACAAGAAATAGATAAAGCAGAAAGTGAAGATAACATTGAAGAAGTTGAAGGTAAAAAACCTATGGCTTTGGATAAATATGTAGTTACTGCAACTCCAAAGGGTGCAGCAAAAACCGCAGATAGAAGAACAATAACAAGACCGGCACCGAAGAACTCAGCACAAGCACAATTAAAGAGTTTAACGAAAATGGATAAATATCAATCAGTAAGATTAAAAAAAGCATAATAATATGAAATTATCAGGATTAGTACCGATGCAAGCATTGGGAATGAGTTCAAACAGACCAACAAAATCTATCAAAGAAAGTGAAATGGATGTAGTTCCAACTGAAAAAGATAGTAACGTAGCAAACGGATTACCTCAAACACAAGGTGATGATAAAATTACTTTAAGTAAAGAACATTTTAAAAACATTGTTAGAGAAGTAATGAAAGAAGAATCTGAATATCAGAGAATCTTTCAAAAAATGTTAAGTAAGTTTGGTGTAAATTCACCGGCTGACTTAAATGATGAACAAAAGAAAAAATTCTTTACTTTAGTTAAAGGTATTCAAACTGAATTAAAAGAAAGAATGAAAATTAAAGAAGCTGAATTAAGTGGTGGTCAAAAGAAATTAGATGTAGATGGTGATGGTGAAATCGAAGGTTCTGATTTAGCTAAATTAAGAAGCAAGAACGAATCTAAAAAAAGAAAATAATTAGAGGACATTTATATGTTATTGAAAAGAGGTGATAATAACGAAAGTGTAAAACAACTACAAACTAAATTAGGTTTAGAACCAATAGGAAACTTTGGTCCTAAAACTGAGGAAGCAGTAAAAGCATATCAATTAAAGAATGGTTTAACTGCAGATGGTATTGTGGGTGATGGAACTTGGAAAAAGATTATGGGTGAAGCAGCAACTTCTACTCCAACACCAACTTCAGTAGCAGCAACTCCTATCGTAAATAGTGGTGCATTAAAATTACAAAATCTAAAAGGACATATTCCTGATGTAGTTATAGGAATGATTCCAGATGTAGCAGCTAAATTCCAAATAGATACTCCATTAAGATTAGCACACTTCTTAGCACAATGTGGACATGAAAGTGGTGGATTCCGTTTAACAAAAGAAAACTTAAACTATTCAGCTAAAGGTTTGAATGGTATCTTTAAAAAATACTTCCCAACTTTAGAATCGGCGGCAGCTTACGAAAGAAAGCCGGAGAAGATTGCCAACAAAGTATATGGTGGTAGAATGGGTAACGGACCTGAAAGTAGTGGTGATGGTGCTAAATTTTGTGGTCGTGGTTATATTCAATTAACAGGAAAGGATAACTACACTGCATTTGGTAAATCAATCGGTGAAGATGTTTGTGCTAACCCACAAGTAGTAGCTGAAAAATACGCATTATTATCAGCAGCTTGGTTCTTCTCTAAAAACGGATTACATAAGATGGCAGATGGTGGAGCAACTGATGCAGTTGTAACATCAATTACAAAAAGAGTAAATGGTGGAACTATTGGATTAGCCGATAGAATCAAACATTTCAAAGAATATTATAAATTATTAGCATAAGATGAAACCATTATTAATAGAACATACCTTATTTGAAGGAAAGATTAGTGAAGATCAAAACGGAAAGTTTTTGGTTAAGGGTGTTTTGCAAAGAGCAGATGCACCAAATCAAAACAATCGTATATATCCTATGGCAATCTTAATGAGAGAGGCAAAGAAGTACGATGTATTGATTAATGAAAGAAGAGCTTTGGGAGAATTAGACCACCCAGAATCGACTGTAATCAACCTTAAAAACGTTTCTCATAATATTGTAGAAATGCATTTTGATGGACAGGATTTAGTTGGGACGGTAGAAGTATTATCAACACCATCTGGAAACATCTTAAAAGAATTATTCAAAAACAATATTCGTTTAGGTATTAGTAGTAGAGGATTAGGTTCAGTTAAACCAATGAGAAACGACCAGGTAATGGTACAAGAAGATTTTGAATTGATTGGATTTGATTTTGTTTCTAACCCTTCAACACATGGAGCATTCTTAACTCCGGTAAACGAAGGTGTAAGTAGAGAAATAGATGAGTGTGGTAGATTTTGTAAGGCACAAGATTTAATGAGACAAATTATAGAGGAATTAAACTAATGATAAAGTTAAAAGATTTATTAGAAGCATATAATCCGGCAGAAGCATTCAACAAAAAGGTTAGTAAAATGACCGATAGAAATGAACATAGTGCAGCGGCAGTTGAATTGGCAATCTATATGGATGATAAAGATGCAGTAAGAAAATTACAACAAATCAAAAAAGACCACGATAAAAGAGGTTCATTAACAACCGCAGATCAAAAGGAAAGAGATGGTTTAGTTGATAAGTTATTAAAGAAAGCAAAAAAAGAATTATCTGAAAAGGACTATAAGTTAATCAATAGTTCATTTTAATATATTTATAATAGTATGATAAAGTTAAAAAAATTAATGGGTGAAGGAACTAAACCACCTTCTCCGATGCATAACGAAGCAAGAAGACATT